AAACCTTTGTTAGCCTATTTCTTATCCATTCCAATAGCTATTTTTTATTTAATAATCTTTAACGTACCTATTAGTAGTATGAAATAATAACAAATAAAAAAGCCTCTCTCATATGAGCGAGGTTTTATCTTTTTAGATATTCTTTTTCATCCCACAATTCGTACATTCGCATAGAAACTTGCCGCTCTTTACACTACTTTTAAACTTTACGCTGTCGCAGTTATCGCAACGACCAGCTTTCTTGTCAGGTAGATCAGCGTATTCGTAAATTTTATTTAAATCAATATTTGCGTATTTGTCTTCTTGATTCTCCATTGTTGATACCTCGCATTCTTATCTATAATACCATTATAGACAAATAAAAAAGACCCCACTCCGAAGAGCAGGGGCCTTTTTAATCCGTTACCACAAGATACTTAGGGCTATTATTTATTTCTAACTCTAACTTAGAAGTTTGTTTGATATCACCAATTTTTTCACCAAACATAGATAATATGTTTCCACCTTTAAATCCAAAAGGGATAGTAACGTTATGACTCTCTTTAGATGTCCAACAAACTAATATATTTTTATTTTCCTCATTGGTAAACTTTAAAACGTAGTCATTTTGATTGCCTATATCGATTCTTTCTTTTAGTTCGTAACCATTTAAATTGTAAGTTAAGGCGTTAATAGCAAGATACGCTTTTTTACTCACTTTAATATCATTTTGTACTATTCCGTAGTTATGTTCATGTTCATTGGGAGTTGTTCCATCGTTTTTCCAATCATACCATATACTAATTGGTACATCAGAAAATAAATTAATTAAAAACATCCTCACTAAATAATTAGCTTGTGTATATTCATTAAAATTATTAGTACCTGAACCCTGCGCTGTGGAGTATCCCCATTCACCTGATATAATAGGAATATTTTTATCAGAGTGCTTCTTTAATAAGGTTCTTAATTTCTTATAATCGTCTATTACAGTTTCAGGAGTTTGTGTTCTGTAAGGGTGAACTGATAGACCATCTATATAATCCAAAACCCCTGTTCTTAATATTCCGTCCAACCATGTTAAAGAGTCGTCATTTACTCCGGATAAAGCAGGAGCTACAATTGTTCCGCTAGGATCATTATTTTTAATTACTTCAGAAGCTTCTTTCACTAAAATAGAGTAATCATGAAAATTTGGTTTATCATCCCAATAATGTATATTAGGTTCATTCCATATTTCCCATATAACCCCTTTGTTTTTATATCTAGATGTTACTTCATCTACATAGTTAACAAATGCTTTTCGACCCTCTGCTGTTACAACAGATTGTTTTTCTTCATAAAGTTTATTGCTGTAGGCCAATATATAATACGGTCGAATTCCATTCTTCTCCAATGATTTTGTAAGATCATCATATCCTGTAGTTTTAAAATCAAACACACCTTTTTTTTGTTCGACCCGACTCCAAAAAATGTCTTTTCTAACAATTTTAAACCCTGCATCTCTTATTAAATCAGTATCTATTCTGTCGCCAGTATAGTGTACGCTAACACCGAAGCCTAGGGGAATTTCGCTCGAGAAAACATTTTCTTTTTCCGAATCCTCCTCTTTTAACACTAAAATCAATATTGTGATTATTATTAAAAAAGCTGTAAACCATACGATACCTTTCTTGTCATTGAATATCATATACATTCCACTTTCCTATTTTTTTAACATTATATGTTCGTTGTTTATGTATGGGTGACATTCTATATAATTACACCCTCCTTTTTATAAATAAGAAGGGTGTTTTTTAATTTTCTTGTAGAAACTATTATATTTTTCCGTTTGCAATTTTTCTCTTAATTCTTTTTTCAGGAGTTTCAAATAATACAAATTTTCTTTTTCGTTTCTTTTTAGCGCGTTTTATTTTTGAAGAAGTTGGTTCTATGATTGGGTAAGATGTTCTATAACACATACCAAATTGAATCCATAAAATCACATTGAATGGGTATAACTCTAAACAGTTAGTAAACATAGAAGAAAAGGCCAAAGCTACAAGTAATTCGTTTCCATTATTCAAGAAATTATTTTTATTACTTATAATACATCCCTTTATGATTAGGAAAAAAAGAGAAGCTATAGATAGTACACCTAATATACCTAATTGCTCATAGATTGCAAAAAATTGATTATCTACAGCGTATCTTGAATTTCCCGAATCTAACTTAGATGTTGAAACACTAGCTGACCCTACAGAACCTATACCTTTTCCGTAAAGCCCCTCTTTACTAAATAAAGAAGGTAGATTATCTCCCCAGTGAGAAAGTCGATCTTGGGTAGAATAAGAATTCCCCAAAGTGGTATTACTGAGTAAATAATAACCACTAAACATAATAGGTAATAATAAAAACAATGCAAATGCTATGGAAATATAAGCTCTTTTAGGAGTAAGTCTAAAAAAAGATTTCAGAGTAGCGCAGATTTGATAAATAAACCAAAAAATCATAGCTGAACGAATAGTAGCTAACAAGAGGAACAGCAAAGTAACTACTCTGAATATGTTCGCCATACCTTTTCTCCCTTTAGTTCTTAAATCCCATTCAATTAATATACCTGTTAAACTTAACAAGAAAGCGTATGCGTCAGGTGTTCCCACTAAAGAAGGCAACCTCAAATTATCACCGAAATTTTTTACGTTAACAGCATACTCAAACCCCATTGCCATTAACTCATCTAAACCTAAAATCCTCTGACAAATCCATCCTATAATGATTAAAAAGAATATAAAATACAGTGGCTTATAAATATTCATTTTTGATTGTTTTAAAAATATCCCCAACAGTAAACCAACCATAGGTAAGATAGTAGTCTTAATTCCGTACGCAAAATCTGTTAAGTTGTACCCTGGTCCAGGATTAATTAAATTCAGTGCGCTTACAACAGTTATAAGGAATAGAAAAGAAATAACAATAAGAGTTTTCTTTTCGACTCTTTTCTTTAGAAAAAACTTAGATATGTAATAAATCCCTATTGATACTAAAAATATATCCTTTGATAATTTAAAGATTGGGTTATCAACAAAAATGGAAATGGTTCCATAAAAAGATATAAAAACGATATAAAACACTATAAATTTAGGTAATTTTTCATAATTTAATGTTTTTTTCAATTTTCCTCCTCCTTGACCAGTATAATAATACTACCAAATCACGTTACTAACAACATAGTTTTATCCAAAATTTGTTTTTATAATGTAATGATGACTATGTATATTGAAATAGATAGGAAAAAATGAAAACTAACATTACTCTTGATAATCAAAGTGCATCATAAATATAATAAAAACCCCCATTCAAATGAACAGGGGTTTTTTAAGTATTCAAGAAAAAAGGTTATTTATACCACCAATCTTTTTTATCAAGGAATTGCTTCACTTTCACAAGAGCGAGTCCAGCTACTTCGCTCGTTGCACTTGGATTGCCTTTAACATACAGGTTCAATTCTGAACCGATCTGTTCCTTTTTCAAAAATGCACGGAATTCCGTTTCCATGTCCTTCGAAAGACCGCCTGTTGTGATTGTTACAAAGAGCGGCACAACGTCTTTCGCTTGAACAAATCCACTAGGTACTGCAAATGCTTTCGCGCCCTCTGTGTATCCATAAACGCTGAATACCGTATCCTTTTTCAACGTTCTTTGGTTCTCCGAAAGATCCGCGTATTTATACACGCCGATATCTTTTAATGCTTGTACTTGGAAAGAGTATTTATCACCTAAAGACGTTACTTTCGGTAGCTGTTCTTTTTTAGGTGTTTCTACTGGTACTTTAGTTTCTTCTTTCGGAACCTCTACAGGCTTTGAAACGACTACATGTGTGCTGTCTTTCGCTTTAAGACCAAGGAACTTCGCAACTCCTTCTGCATACGCACTTGCAAAATCCTTTAGAAACTCGATACTTTTAAGCTTCTGAGCATCTTTCGGATTGGAAATGAACATCGTTTCAGTTAGGATAGCAGGCATATTTGTCATACGTAGAACCGCGTAGTTAGCTGTTTTCTTACCACGGTTTGTAACATTGTGCTTATGAATCACTTGAACAACTTGCTCATGAACCAGGTTTTGCAGAGTTTTCGAAGCTAGTGAAGCATGTTTATAAATAAAATCTTCATACCCTGTAGCTTTTTCATTTGCTGCCGAATTAATATGGAAGCTAATAAAAACATCAGCATTCCAACGATTAGCTTGTCTTGCTCTATCAGATAGAGGAAGGAATGTTTTGTTATCAGTACGAGTGGATTTAATTTCAAACCCTTCATAATTTGCTAATAAGTAAGCGTTGAACAATTCTTGAATGGTCAAGACTACTTCTGATTCTTTCAAATCATTTCCGACTGCTCCCGGATCGTTTGGTAGACCATGGCCTGCATCTTCATAAATCTTTTTCATTATAATTGCCCCCTTTTATAATAAAAAAGCCACTCAAGAAGAGTGACTTATTTCTTTTGTGATTCTTTTTTACGTAACCACTGCTTAATTCGCATACTAACGTGTGTATTCTTCCAGACCGCATACACATTGACTGCAAGTGCTGCAAAAGCTGATACGACAATTACAAAAGCATTAATACTTTCAGTAGTGAACCATTCAAACGATACTCCAATTGTTCCAAAGAAAAATAAAAGGGCGGTTAGGAAACCACCCAGTAATGTGAAGATATCTTTTTTCATTTTAGTTTCCTCCCTTAAATACGGTGAAGATAATCGCAATACTACCGCCAATAAACCCTGTACAAACAGCTCCAATAATAGCATTTGTGATTGTACGTTTAAGCCAAGTTGTATTCTCATTAATGTTGTTCAACATGTTTTCAATAGCTTGAATCCTTCCATCGTGTTTAGTGGTGATCTGCTTCAACTCTTGCACTTCTTTTTGTAATGTCTTAATATCTGTCTTCATTTCCACTATCTCTTTCTGAGTTGTATCCATTGGTTGAACCTCCGTTGTATTTGGCATGGTTCTCACCCCTTTGTATAAAATAAAAAGAGGACTGGTATCAGTCCTCCATTTGTTTTTCTATATAAAAAATAGTCGTCAAGGACGACTCTGACCATCTTATTCTTTATATATATCTTTATATAGTTTAAGATTGTGAATTTCTTGGTAGGTCTTTTTTAGTTTCCCTGTACCTCCACATACTTCACAGTCATAAAAAAAGTCTTCTAGCCCAGATCCACAACATTCCTCACAAGCCTTATGAGTTGCATCTTCCCATAAAGGCTCAGATGAAGTATTGTAAACAATTTTGTAATTCATTATAGCATTGAACAACTTTTTACAGAAAGATAGTACTTTTATCTCCACCCAATCCCATCACCTTATCCTCATAATAAAATATATTTTACCATTTTACAGTTATTTTATCATAGTTATAAAGTTTCAGTAATTAGTTTATTTATTTTTGTGAAAAGTATAAATTATTATTTTCTGAATCAAACATGAAGGGTTCCTTTTTATTCATAATATGAAATGCTGTATTTATCCCTGCATCAGCTCCTGTAATATTATAACCTTGTTGAACATAATGAAATTGATCCTTCATCAGCCCATCGACAGCCATGCTTGCAAACTTGGTTGAGACTAGAACAACATTCTTATAAGTTTTTGCGAGCTCTGTTTGCGCAGACATAATATTATCGTAAATAGTAGGATTGTCCCTATGGTTTCCGATTCGGACAAGGTAACATTTTTCAATACCTTGAGCTATCATCTCTTCAATCATAGCTTTTATTTTAGTTGTGTAATCAGTCTTAGACATGGCGTTATCACCATCTGTCTCTCCTTGACACCAAACCATAAATTTATTTTTTATGGTATAACCGTTATTCGTAAGCCACGTTTTGGCTGCATTAAAACGATTGATGGCATCATTTAGATAAGCTGTACCTGGCTGCCATTCATTAATAGATGAGCCACCTTTTGAAGCTGAAACACCTACCACTGGCCTTTTGGTTAATTTGTTGTATTCAATAACAAAGGACGAAACCATAGATCCGGTTTTCATACCAGGCTCATTAATACCACTTGAATTATTTTCATTGACTCCGAAAGGTTCAACGATGTTATACAGTTTCGTTGGATCAGTAATAGCTCTAAATTCGTAACCTGAACCACCTGGAACAACTGGTGAATCAGCAGCTGTTCCTCTTCCTGCCATGTTGGATTGACCCATAAACATAATTAAATCAATTGTTTTAGAATCAGCTACATTACTAGGACTAGATACATAATCATCAAATTCTTTTTTTAAACTAGCTAATGAATCTTTTAAAGGGAATAAACCAACACCAATTGGATTAGTAGCAACAGCTACATTTGTTTGTGTACCTGTTAAGAAACCAAACCCATGAGACATTGTAGAATCAATGTAAGAGGTTAAATCTAACGTAAACCAATCTGTAAATGTTGACTGTCCCAATTTTTTGACAGTCATTGTATATATGTTTCCTGACTTTGTAATTTTAATTGTGTCACCACTAACAACAGAATACAGAGAAGAATTACCTGTTACTAAGTCCGTTCTTCCTGTTTTATTAAAATTTCTTAAGTGTCCTACATATAACGCACCTTTTCGAGGATAGAACGCAAGAGTATTATTTGCATTACCATATAATACAATCCACGTATCAACAGCTGTCATAGTGAATTCTATTTCACTTATAGTGTTATTAAACATTAACCATTTATAAGTATTTGGATTAAGTGGCGTTCTTACCTCACCAACATCATTAATAGTAAAATCGGCTGTATTAATTACGATATCGCTGTTTGCTAATGCCTTTTCACTTTGAGAAGAAGTTGAATCTCTTAGACCACTAATATCCGTTCTTAGACCACTAATATCCGTTTGAATTGATGATACTTTTGTAGTTGTACTATTGATTGTGATGGAGTTGATATTTGAGAAATCACCTGTAGGCGTTTGTAAGAATCCTAAACGTCTGCTAACAAAATAAGGAGCTGTTGTTGAATCGTTTGCTATGCTCAATACTTTTGTTCCATCAACGTAAATATCTATGGTTAAGGCCTCTAACACAAATTTCACTGTGCTTGTAGAAGCTATGGCTGCTCCTAATGTATATGATTTTATTGTTCCATATGTTTGTGCAGCATCATGTTTTCTTAATGTTAGAGTTGTACTGCTGATCTGGATATGATAAACATAGGTTCCATCATAGGCAACAACTACATATGTTGTTCCATTCAAGCCTTTAAAAGAAAGTTCTGTGGCATCAGCTGAGAATAAACCACCACCAACAACGTTAGCTGGACTTGTCTTTTTAACAGCTGTTAATGTGCCTCCAGATGTACTAATACTTGAAAATACATCAAAGAATGTTGTTAATGCTCCGCTAGGAGTAACAGTTCCTTTTGTTAAGATGTCATCTGCAATTTTAGATAGATCTTTAAATGTATATCGTAAATCTGTACTGATTTTACTTTCATTAACTGCCCTATCAGCTAACTTATCAGTCGTTACACTTCCTACTGCTGGTGTGGCATTAACAGGTGTGGTCCCTGCCATTGCTTGTTTAACTTCACCACTTAAATTGATTAATTTGATTTTTTCAGCATCAGTTGACGTTTTTAATCTTGTCGCAGGTATTGGAACTGTTGCATCCGAATCTAACCGAGCTTTTAATGTAGCATGAAGAAAACCTAATACATCTCTTCGTGCATCATTTGCTTGAATTTCACCTGATGAAGCATTGATAATAACATTTTCAATACGTTGTAAAAGCTCCTTAATGTCACTTTCAATATCTTTAAAGTTTTGGTTTCGCTTATTACGACCATCGCGGCTCAACCCGTTGTCTTCTTGTTGATATGGGTATTTCATGTAGTCTCACCTCTCTCAATTAAGCTATAAAAAAGAAGCGTTATGAATTGGAGAGGTTAGCAATAAGTTTCTCCATTTCTTCCATACGCTTCTTCATTTCTTCTAATTGCTGTTCTGTAGTAGGGTTTAAATCTTCTACCTCAATCAACGTCGTGCCTTCAATTTGCTTTAACTCGCTGTTTTCAATATAAAACTTGTCTAGATTGATTTCAGTTTTCTTATCAATCATAAAAAAATACTGAAAGGTAGTAGTCGGAATAATCCGCTCTCCTGTCAGTATACGTGTGATTTTACCAGTTTCATCTGTATTGCAATAGAGTTGAATGTTTTGTTCCACCTTTATCCCTCCTGCCATATTCCCGTTATACGTCCATAAGACGTTGTATTTGCATTTGAACTCCATATGCGAATATAAATAAGTTTACGATTTCCAGATGGGACACCTAAATCAATCAACATTTCTCTTCCTGAATTTTCACTATTGGCATCATCGGAAGTAACAGTACTTGAAACCAACGCCCAACGCTTCCATCCCGCAAATCCCTCATAACTTTGTTCCACACTCATATATGCTGTTCCCCCACCATTTTGATACAGGGAAACATTCACACGTAAATATCGACCTTGATGCCTAAAAACAAAAGCTTGAAAATCTTTTGCATCAGTTGCATTCGTATAGCAAGAACGTGGAGCCACTGTTACCTCTGGAGCACAAAATTGCGGTGTCATTCCTTGTACAGTAAAGTCATATTGAGGAATGCCATCTAATATGAAATAAGCACCATCAGGACGCTTTATTCGAATAGCCCCACCACCAATATCAATAAATCCAGGAGTAAGTTTCACATACTTGTTTTGATCATCAGGATCCATTGATAAAAACTCATTGCCATCCCAATAGAAAAACGCCTCGTCCCCTACGATTGCAATATTGTTTGTATTAATTCGACCAGCTGTAAGAAGGTTTGTATTAACGCCAAGGGCTGTAATTGCGTTATCAAAGGTTTCTCCACCATTTGTTGAAATACCTAAACCTGCACTATTTAAAACAACTACAAGATTTGGATTTGTTTTACTGACAGCTACAATTCCATTTTCAAACTTAAGCTCAGTTTGTGCCTTTAATAATGCTGCAGTTGCTAGTTTAGTTGCTTCTGGAAGAACATCATATTTCATCTTTTTGCTGCTTTCACTCCAAATCTGATCAAGCAATTGCTTTGCATAGTTGAAAGTTACGTCCACTACATTATCTTTTTTATTCGATAACGTGAGAACAGGAGATTTATTACTTTCAGGGTAATCTGTAATTTCAATTACTCTTAAATCCAAATCAACGTCTAAAGGCTCGTAGATAGTGGGAACTGTATCTCCTTCATCTAAAGGTACATTGAACCCTTGTTTTTGCATTTCAATGTATTCAAGAGAAAAGGACACTTCAGGCTCATCAATGATAGATTTTTCTACTTTAGCTAATAGAGTAGATGGATTTGTAATACGATCATCATAAATAGGATCTGCTTTCCGAAGACCAAATTTCTTTTCGTTTGGTGATGTATATTCAACAACACAGGAGTAACGTTCGTCCCCTTCACGCAATCGATAAGTTTCAAACGTTTTTAGATCATCTGTATCTGAATATCGAACCCACCCTTTTGCAGTTCCCTTTCCCGTAGAAGGTGTATTTTTAGGATCATCACCTTTAAATATAGCTACAATTGTATGAGAAGCCTGTTCTGCATCTCGAAACAGATCCACACTCTTCAATTGGGGAGAAGCAGCCCATGTACTTAATGTGAAGGTTTGATCCTTGTCTAAAGTTAAATCCCACACTCCACCTGTGTTATCAGCTAGGTACCAAAAGCGAATGCCTGTCCCATACCACTGCATTTGAAAAGAAGAACCAATCATTTGCGTGTACCAATAAGGATCAGTGGTGTCTTGCCATGTACCAGTTCGTGTTTGAAGGTTCTTTGATTCACCTTTTAAAATGTCCTTTTCTTCTCGTTCTTTACCGTACCCTTTGACGTAAGTTGAGAGGTTATTAGTATCGTGCGTACAATCAAGAGTTTTGATATTATAACCAAAACGTAGCTGCTCAGTTGATTTAACACCGATTTTATCTCGAATGGTAATTGTATAACCTTGAATAGAAAACTCCGCTTCAAATCTTTCTAAAGCCGTATTAAATAAAGAAAGACAATTAGAGTTCCCGAAATTTTCTAAATAGACTGCATCGAATGCATCAATGACAACGAAATTATAAGGAGTAGGACTAAAAATAAAGGACATAACCTCATTGATTGTTTTTTCTCCAGTTGTTAAAACAGCATCTTGTCGCAGATCAATAATGTCAAAGAAAATATGAACAGCCGTCACTTCTTTTTTAGGAGTTTTACCAACTAAGGTATCCCTCAAGTTCTTAATGCGATACGTGACGTCCTCGTACTCGATGAAACTCTCAGGTTGTACAAGATTAAAAGAATGTTCATTTCGAGGTGTTTTACGCACTGAAAAAGAAATGGTCTTTTCCCCGTTTACAGTACGTTTCCGCTCAATGCCTGTATAATCAGAAAGAGCTTCTTCTTTCCCAGTTAAATCCCTTACTATAAGCATGTATTCACCTCCTAGAAATACCGGTATCTAAAATCAAAGGAAATAGTAAAAGCCCCTGTAGTTCCAGAAATGACAAAGTCATTCCAACCAGGAGCTAAATTAATTAATTTTCGATTTGTTTTTGAAAAAATACTCAGTTCATTTTTTAATGATTTGATGTTATAAAGCTTTAGGGTATCTCCACTGACAGTCGTTTCACTATAAGACCATTCATCCCCTGTAGTGCTATTCTTTATTTTCAAATTTTTAGATGGTCCTTTAAAGGTAATAATCAAATCGTGCTTCCTCGGATTCACCTCGATATCACCTGCATTATAAATGCGAAAATTAGTTTTTGTATGGGTATAGATTTGTGATTCGTCATCGTCTATCAATCCCATTCCGATTTGCCATAGCTCTGAGTCAACCGTAAAAGGATCCATTGTCCTTCCTACTGACTCACTATAAGGATAAAAAGAGATAAACTCGATATCAAATTTACCTCTTTGAACCTTTTGAGTTAGAGAATAACTTCCGTTGTATTTTACCAACCACCGTTTCCCTGGTTCTATATCCCTGACAATGTAGAAAGCTTCTTTAGAATCCATCACTCGAAACAATTCATTTCGTAACAACTCATAATCGTATGCATCTACAGCAGTCATTTTACATTGTGCCGTCATGGTTCGGACGTCGTAAGTAGTTCCTGTATTAATAGCCCCGTCTACCCCCACCATTTCCTCCGTCTCATGGCGAACAGTAGGGGACGGGATAGGAAAGCTAGAAACAATTATATTTAAATCCTTATACATGTCATACACTTTCCCATTTAACCGGATAACTTTAAAATTATTAAATAAAAGAATGTTATCTATTTCTCTTCACCCCACTATTCCTCAATGTATTACGGCCATTTTGTCCTTGGATTTGACTAATAGTAGGCTCTACTTTATACGCAATCTCTTCACCATCAACATAGAAATGGTTATGAATTTCAATAGCCTCACCTGGGTTATCAGTATCTTGATTACGATTAAATACAGATCCAATTTTTTCACGACTTAATGACATGTTGTTCATTGTATTTTGAACACCTGAGAAGTTACTAGCACCAGCCATTTGTAGCTGTGGATTCATAAGCGCATCCATGTCAAATCCGAAGTGTTCTCCTACAGATTTGAATAATTGTAATGCTCGATCACGCTGGTTCTCTAACGGAATCACAGCCTCCATGCCTTTTTCAGCAAGCCAAGCAAGCTGCTTCATTTTAACGATGCCGCCCTTAAAATAGCCTTTGAATTGTCCACCAAAAGATCTAGCATTTGCCATAACTATACGCACGTAGTTCTGTGTTTCTTTGAACGGAGGAATACCCCCGTACTTCTTGACGTTACCCGGACCCGCATTGTAAGCTGCTAAACCTAGTTTTGTATTACCACCAAACATCCGCAACATTTGTGAAATGTATTTCGTTCCACCCATAACGTTTTGCTGTGGATCACGAGGATTTCTAACTCCCATCGCACGAGCTGTTGCAGGCATTAACTGCATTAACCCTGTTGCTCCTACAGGTGAACGGGCATTATGGTTAAATTTTGATTCTTGTTTGATGATACCTGCTACTAAAGCAGGGCTTACACCGAAACGAGCAGCTGCTGAACGGATAATAGAAGCATATTTTCCAACATAGTTACCACCAGATACGCTACCGCCACTACCAGCTTTTCCTTGTAAATAGGTTAACGGATTGATGTAGGAACCATTCCTTTTAATTTTCAAGTCCAAGTGTGGACCCGTAGAAAAACCAGTGGAACCAACACGACCAATAATCTGACCTTCTTTAACACGTTGGCCTTGTTTGACATTAGGTGCACTCATCATATGGATATATGATAGAACATCACTACCAGATTTGATGCGAACCCCGTTACCAGCTGTTTTATTACCAATTAAAACCTGTTGAACAATCCCATCTGTTAATGATTTAATCGCCGTACCCATTGGAGCTGCAAGATCAAGACCCTTATGAACGCCGCCTTTGTGGACTTTATCGTTGGGATTTCCACCCGGTGTAAAGTTCGTAGTAATACGAAATGGATTGCTTAAATAATAACCACCAATACCACTGTAAGAGCCACCATCACCCATAAAGGACATAAACTCGTCCATTTTAGATTTCACAAAACCTACGGCGTCATCTTTGATTTTGGAGACACCTGACTTAGCAAGTTGTCCCATCATCCCGCCAACATCAGGCATTTTAAGGTTTAGAGCCCCAAAGACTTTCTTCATGAGTTTGCCTGGATCAGATGCATACGACCACACATCACCAATAACATCAGATACTTTATCCTTTGCTGCACTAGCTGCCTTTTTACCTTTATCAACAGCTTTTCCGGCTGTATCTTGTACCCATTCTTTAGCCTTTTTAGCTCCATTAGCAAGCTTATTTGTCCCTTTCTTATACATTGGAAGAGAAGAAAAGAACTGTTTAGTTTGCTTTCCATTTAAGACTTCGGTTCCTTTGCCACCATAATACAGAGTAGGTTTGTTAGGACTAAGAGCCATACGTCCATCTGAGAATTTAATTATTTCCTCTTCTCCACCGTCACCAGCTAAGAATGGACCGCCAGGATGTGACTTAGTCCCTTTTTTATAACCTGGGATATCAAGCTCAGGTATCAGGTTATCTTTATCAACGCCAATCTTTTTCAAGACAACATTAATACCTTTTTGAGTAATGGCATTGATGACAGATTCAAGACCTCCAGCAAGCTTTTTACCAATTTCAGAAACTCCACTTTTGACTTTTCCAGCCATTGACTTAATTCCGTCACCTATGCGCCCTGGTAATTTTCGGGCTCCCGAAACGATATCATCAAAAATTTGAAACGTTTTATTTTTGATATTTGTAAACATTTCTGTTGTTCGATTTCGCAAGGACGTCCACGCATTGACTACCCCATCCTTGGCTTTTGATGCCAAATTCGACACATTTTTTTGTATTGTTGACCAAGTTGATGATAGGAATCTTTGGATGGTTGAAAAAATGTTTGTTGTTGCATTTTGCAAATCTGTCCACTTTTTGCGCGTATAATCAAGCAATGCTGAAATTTTTTGCGATACAGAATTGTAGATATTCAAAAAAGTTTGCTTTAAAAAATTGTAGACCCCATTAAAAATTGATGTTGTTACGCTTTTGAATGTATCCCAATTTTTGCGTGCTTGGTTGAGTAAATTAGTTGTGTATTGAACGGCAGCATTATAAATATTCAGGAAGGTTTGTTTTAAAAAATTGTAAACAGAATTAAAAATTTCAACTGTCTTACTTTTTATCGAATCCCAGTTTTTAACTATCGCATAAACCGCTAGCCCTATTGGACCAGTAAGAGCCGCAAGCATCAACGGACCCCATTGCACAAAGAACGATTTGATTTCGTTAAATTTGTTAATCGTTTCTTGTTTCAATTCACTAAATTTACTAATTGCCTTATCCTTCAGATCTCCAAACCACTTGACTGTATTACTTACCCATTGAGGAAGAGTGGTTGTAAACCAGTCAATTGTAGCTTTGAAGCTATCTTTCAGGGCTTTACCCATAGCATCTACGATATTCCGGAAAGTTTCAGATTTCTTGTACGCTACAACTAATGCAGCTCCTAATCCAACTAACGCCGCGATGATTAAACCTATAGGATTCATCATCATACTTAAATTCAATGCACGTTGTGCTGCTGTAACAACTGCAAGAATCCCTTGTAACCCTCCACCAGCTACGGTATACGCGATCATAGCCCCACGCATAAGCGCCATAGTAGCTACAGAAGCTTTCTGTACTAAGTTCCATGCTTTTACTGCAGCTGAAACACCTATTACTACTCCTTGGTACGTAACAAATGCTGCTGTTAGACCTGCAATAACAGGCAAAAATCCTTCCCACTCAACAAATGCATCTACGACACTTGCTATCTTTTCTTCAACAGGTTGAATCACGTCACGAATTTTATTTATTCCTACGGCGATTTTGTCACCAAGAGATTGCCAAAAAGAAGCCATGTTCTGAGCATCGCTTCCAACCATTTTATTTAGAAAAGCAGTTACCTCGCTACTAATCATTTGAAAAGCTTTAACAAAAGGAGCTGCAATTGTACTCCCTGCTTCTTGTAAGGTTCGCCACAAACTCATAATAGCTGCACGTAGGTTCTCAGAGTTCTTCCATAACTTAATGAAAGCTCCACCTATTAACACGGCTGCTCCTGCCACAATTGAAGCCATCCCTGCTATTCGAAGCAACCCGAGCACAAAGGGACGAATCATATTAAATGCGTAAGTAAAGGCAGCTGCCATTCCATTTATTCGGCCTATACCAATTGCCATCGGAGCTAAGAAGAGGGAAACGCCTGTAAATAAGTATGTGAACATCCCTATAGAAGCAGAGATACTAGGATTTAATTCATTCAATTTATTAACGAATTCTCCTACTGCCGTTGCTCCATCAACCACTTTAGCTGCAATTTGTCCCCATAAATCTACGAAAGGTCCTAATGCCTCAGCCCAAGTTTTCTTGAAGTTCTCTACAGATAATCCGACTGGTGTTAAGGAATCCTGAAGCTCTTTCACTTTTTGTTGCGTTTCCTGTTTTAGCTGCTGAAGTTCAGTAACAGCTGCTTGTCTTGCTAATTTATGCTTTTCTCTCCATAGGTCAACGTACTTGTTCAGTTCACTGTCTGACATTTTCGTTAAAGCTGCAATTTGAGAAGCGGACTCTGGCCCCATCTTACGTAGACTTTGAATAAACCCTTCGTCTACACCTCTACTCGCAAGGTCAGCCATGTTTTTAGACCAGTCTTTCATGATATTGACTTGCCCTTGTAAATTGGACATCAACTTGGCAGGATCTAGCTTTTCAAACTGTGCCTTTTCAAAGAGACCCCATGTATCAATAATCTCCTGTGTGCGTTTATCAACAGCCTCTTTATAATCAGCCCATGCTTGCGCCTGTGACTCTAACGTCTCAACAACATCAGGCCCCTTTGCTGCATTGAACATAATGCCAGTGAATCCAGCGAAAGCAATACCTAATCCTAATGCTACTTGTTGCATACGCATAAGCCCTTGGTTGATCAGCATAACGCGATCATTAAGATCTTTCATGCTTGCATCAGGTCCTAGCATACGCAACGCGATATTTGCTGCCGTTCCTCTTTTAGCCATGTCCTCAAGACGATTACCAATACCTAAAAAGAACTTATCTACTCGCTGAATATGACTGACTTCAGGTAGAATATCCATCATCTTTTTAGATTGGTTGCTCTTTGCGTTCATCATATCAACTGAACGAATGAATTGATCTTTATAAGCCTCCATAGCAATAGCTGCTTGGTTCGCTGCATCAGATGTATTTACGCCAAGTTCATTAATCATCTTTTGATAAGCCCGTCCGCCTTTAGAAGCCGCGTACATTGCTCTATTCACATCAGCCAACTTCTTCTCTACAACACGCATACCAGCTTCATAAGAGCCAAAATCACCAGCATCACGAAGAGCTTCAAGTTTGCGTTTAGAATCTTCTAGTTCCTCTTTAAATTGCCCAAGACGTCTTGTGGTCTCTTCAGTAGAGATTTTAACGGTACCATTTCTATTAAGCCCTAAAATAGCTAGCTGCGTTTCCTTTGTAGAATCGCCTAAATCCTGAATGATTTTGATTGCAGACTTACCAGATTTCGTAACACTGGTGATTTTCTCTAATCCTACGCTGGACTTAACAGCTGCATCAGCTAAATCATCCAGTGACTTAGTGCCTTCTTGAGTCATTTGACGCATTTGGCGACGTGATTCATTGAGTTCTCGTTGAAATGGTTTAAGATGATCAGGCAGATTCTCTATTTGGCTAAAACGAAGACGCTTTGTAGTAGATTGAAAACTTTGGAATTGACGTTCCGTCTGAGCAAGGGCCTCTCTCATTTCCTCAAAAGGCTGGTCATCTCCAAGTTCATTCAATGTACTACGAACGCGCTCTATTTCCTTTTGCATTTCCTTTAAACTTTTTTGACTAACTTGTCCTGTCGTTTTAAGACCATTTTGAACACGATTGAGAGACTTTGTAATACGTTGAAAGGTTTTACCTTCACCTAGCCCCTCGAAGTCATCTTGAAGTCCAGCTAACGTTTGACGCGTATTCTTTACACTGCTCGTTACCCCAATCAGAGGATCAAAACGTTGCATACGATTTGTAAAACGTCTTCCTTGAGCTTCCATACCTCTAAAAAAACCACCAATGGTTCTCCTCGCCTGTTGATCATCAGCAGTGATTTGAATGTTTGACTGTCCAACTGTAGACATGTTTTACCTCCTTCCCTCCAAACTAAAAAAAGCCTGGTTTACCCAGACTTTTTCCACCATGAACCTTTTACAAAGTTCTCTTCTTTTTGAACGATTTGATTTTGTTGAGCTTCCATAGCTTGTTCATATGAGGAAGGAAGAATATCTTCACTGCCTTTTCCTTTATTAAATAAGCCATCTACTAGCAACATAAGGCTGCTCACACCTTCTGTAATACGAGAACGACTCTCTTCCCATTTCTCCTTTAAGGCTTGCTCATATTTCCTACGAATCCAGTCAGGCGTATGTTCTAATACATATTCCTCTGTGTAATTGTAGTGAGAAGAAACAAACCCTATTTGAGTAATGACTTGATCAATGAAGCTCCCCCAGGTTAAGCTGTAGCCTCTTCCTTCTCCTGCTTCCCTTCCGTTGCTTCCTCCGGAGTCTCCTCTTCCACTGGCTCCATCGGCACTTCCGGAAATGCTCTGTCGATCAATTCCTTGAAGTCCGGCAGCTCCTTGTTGAATAGCTTCTTCATCAACTGACGGACTTGAGTAAAAGTTTTTTCGAAATCTAGATTCTCACCCAGAACTAGCAAAACATCTAATGATTCGTTAATATCTAAAGCCAACGCTTCATCGTCTTCAATATCAAGAATGATTGAAAAGATACGCATAACCTGTGCTTCTTGAATCGATTCTAAGATAACAGCATATTTTTCAATCTGATCATATGAATCATCAATTAACACTTCCCGCGCTTGGCTATAAATGTTAGCCCCATCTACACCAAGAAACTTTACGATTTTAATAATCTTTAACATTGATAGCTTAGGGACAGGGAGCTGTGCCCCGTCCGAAAGAGTTACTACACCAAGATTTTTTTCAACGTCTAATGTTTTTAACTTTGCTTCTACACCCATTTATAAGTCCTCCCTTAAATTGCTTGTTCGATTTCGTAATATACGTTTTCTTCTTTTGCTACGCCGTCTTCTGGAAAGGCTTGTAACTGGAATGGAAGTACACGTTTTTGTTTGTTGAAACTTTGCTCTTTTGAATCCCCTGATACTTTTGCTTTACGAATAACAGCCATGTAAAGTGAGCCGTCTTTCTTTTGACTAATAAGCGCATATCGTTTAAACGGAATATCAGTTACTGTTCCATAACCAATGCGTTTTGAAGGCAATTCTGTGACAGCATAAACTTGGTCAGTAGTTGTATAAGCTTTACTTACTGCCGTTTCTAAATAAACAGATGTTCCATCAACGTTGGAAATCTTAATTAATTCATTTGTACCTAGTCGTAACCATCCACCATTTTTAAAAGCAACATCTGCACTAGATAAAGTAACAATACGAGCACCTGCTGCAAGAGCTCCCCCTAATGCTTGGCCTGTTCCTACTGTGGCTGGTGTTTCGATAATAGAGCCCCCAGCTAAGGCCAATTGACGGTTTTCAATGGTATTCTCCGCCAACTGTGTTTCTAACGAATGTTCAAAACTTGAAACATCTGTATCAGCAGCACCCATAATTTGATCCACTTCAAAATCTTCCGTGTCCCATCCACGAGAAATGGAAATACCGTCACTTGTTGCCCCAAGATCTTTCCATCCTTCTTTTAATCCATAAGGATCTGTTAAATCCATAACATCTGAAATCTTTTGTGGAGCAGCTACACTCATATCTGCTACAACTAAACGACCTGGACCACCAACAAAATTCTTTGAATCAACTTTATAAATATCAGCCATTATTTAGTCACCTCTTCAAATTTCCAAGATTTTGAGTTTAGTAATTGATTTGCTGTTTCTTCTGAGATATTTGAACCTACAGTAAGGATTTGACCTTCCACAATATCAAATGATTTACCGTCTTTTCTTTCAGGTGGTAAGCGAAAAATAATAGCCCCATTGTTTTTATCAACGGGGCCTTTGCAGATAATCTTTCGTTCGGTTGTTTGTTTTGCCTTGCTTTCATTTTTTTCAGCCAATGAAATGACCTCCTATGCTTCTAAATGTTCTAATCGCATGTAGCACCATGCTTCTGGCTTGTCTGTGTCCTCGTCTCGTGATGGAATTGGATTACCTTCCTTTTCACACCACTCAACACGTAATCCTTGTATAAAGGCTGCTTGAGCTTCTAACAAGTTGACACAATTAATAAGCTTGCTCATCGCTTCGGATTCTTCTGAAGCACGATAAATAAGCTGGATACGGCTAAAACCGACACCTCCAGCGCTACGAACCAATAACCCTTCACTAACGTTTGATTGAAAGGTATTAGCGTCTATATGATAATCTGTTCGATCTTTAAAAAATCGAAGGATAGGAGGAATAGGATCTACATACTTAATCATAAGTGCCTCCTATAAACCTAATGTCTTTTGGATTTGGACTTGTGCCACCCTGTCCATTCTTTCACTAGCACGGTCTAATCCGCGAGCCATAATGTTATATCGCTTTTCAAGGATTTCAGCGTAACTAACACCTGAACCTGTTAGCAGGATAGTTGTGTCAGCATCTTCAATGAGCTCATGTACAACATCATTTTGAGTAGCTGTACGTGAACCCTTTCCTGTTTTATCTTGGACTGGAATGTCTGTTAGGTACCCAATGGAGTTAATGTATAAGGACGTATCGATATGATCATCCTCTCGTACAATCTCCTTTGTTTCATCTGCCCACGCCATTCCAGCAGCAGTCACAGCATTTCTCCTAGCTTCTTTCAGCTTTTCAGGAGATAACGCTTCTTTGATGGATTCATCAATCTTAAAATCAAACTTAAGATTCTTTTTCGCCACTTTTATCACTCTCCTTTTGAAGTGTGATTTCGTAGTGATGAAGACGTACTTTAGAGTAAACAGGTCTTATATTTTCAGGTGAATACACACCCTTTAAGACGAAATTCCCTTGTAAATCCTGAATATCTTTTATCTTTGCATCACTTGGGATTTCTCTATCAGGACCTAAAAATAAAATGTTTTCAGTTACAAAATCAATACCGTACTGATCAACTGAGGCTCTTCGCTTAATCTGATCAGCACGACAAGATACATCTTCAACAGGTAACTCGCCATAAATAGGCTTACCATACTCGGTTTCACCTATCTTCTGGCCAGTTAAAACAATTGTGCAACGATGAGTAAGAATACGCTCGAATCTCATACACCATACCCACTCGAAGGACCCGAGATAGAAAAGAATGAAATGCCTGTTGGGATATCCTGCTTAAGAGACTGTAAAATTAAATCCAGCTCTTTGATACCTGTTCGTGTGCCCTCATACTCCCTCTCTTTGATGGAGTCCACTGTTTGAACATCCCTCATAGTATAAGAGTAGGAACCTATCTTTTCTGTTTCGATAGGGCTTAATGAGCTTTCTTTAATATCAGGGTTATCCTGGTACCAAAGGTACTCAACAAGCAATACGGTAGCTGTACGTAAATCAGCAAGCAGGTCTTCATCTGTTTCATCTTTAAACTTCCTTTGAGCTTCTCGATGAATCCAAGATGTAGCACGGTCAATGTAACCTTGTATTTTTGAGTCAGTAAGAGCAGCAATTTCAGAAAATGAAGTGCGCTCTTTGACCTCTGTTACTGTTGGATAAGGCATGTTATTCCACCTCTACAATAAACCTTGCTTCAATCCGCTTTAAGAGCTCCTGAGAAGGATTCTTTGGTAATTCCTTCTCTTGATCTCCAGCCAATAAAAAAGACCCTTCACTAGTTACCTCAGCGAACTGAGTAGCAGGGTCTTTTAATTTATATTTTTTCTTTTTAGCAGCTGCCATGTTATCCCTCCTTATGATCTAGCTGTATCAAGTGTTAAAATCATACGGGCATTTGGATCAAACGGAATGTAATCAGATGTTTCAGTTGCATATGAACCTTCAACCTGCGTTTTTACATCACGGTCATTTTCAACAGAAAATGGCTTGAATTGATATTTAGCTAGGGCAAACTTAGGATCTACTAATACCATACGGCCATCTGGAATATCTTCAGAGATGAATGGTTGGTAATCCAGTACATCTGGCATATCCCCATTTTTCAGCTCATTAAGGAAAATGAAGTTTCCGTTAGCTTCTTTTTGAGTAGCCCATTGTTCTGCTGTTTTCAAGTTCATTAAGCATTTCGTGTAGTTAAAGCCATATTTTTGATAAGCAAATTGTTTTGCATACCAAATATCAGCTAATGTCCAATCGTTCGCTGTTTTCACTCCAAGCGTAGGAGCTGCATCTGTGCCATCTTTGAAATAGCCATTTAATAAACGATGAACAGCTAGTTTCTCTTCAGTGCGACCGATTTGCACACCGCGTTTGCGTAAGTGAAGAGAAAGCATATCAAAGCGCATTGCTTTTGCTTCGTCTGTGATTTCAATACCACCACCGCGCTTGTAGACGAAGATAGTGTGGTCTGTATCTAATTTAATACTAACTACCGGAATTGGAGCCCCTTGACCGATAAAACTTAGGTCTAGATCATCATTATCTTT